CTGCCACATAGGACAGCTCCATGTCTGTCTGGCCGTCATAGTTCTTGATCTTTGCCATTACTTCTCTCTCCTTTCCAAGCTTTATTCATATCCTGACACACTGGATCCGGTAATCTGCTTTAACTTCTCCGGATAGATCTTGTACCGCCAGGTCTTAGTCCCTGTCTTTTGGGGACTTAATACCATTCCCAAGTCCATGCTTCCATTGCGCATGTACTTTCTTACGGCCGCTGCCGACAGCCCCAGGAACGGAGCTGCATCTTCTGGTGAAAGATATCGCTTTTCCATGTAAACACCTCCTACTCCAACAGCTTCTCAATGGGTACTCCCAGGTAGTCCGCTACTTTCTGGACTTTCCGAATACCGGGCTCATTGTCATTCCATTTGCTAACACTACGATTAGAAAATCCAAGATCCCTTTCAAGACGCCAAATGGAAATTCCCTTTTGATCACAAAGCTTTTTTACATTGTCGTATATCACGATTTCACCTCCTTGTGTTATGATGTACATGCAGGCCTAACACCTCCGTGAGAGGGAGGTGAATGCCATAAAGAAAAAATATACCTATTCAGCTGAAGAGGTCCAAACTCTTTTAGCTAAAGGATATAGACTTTTGTCCATGTCCTATTTCATAGGAGAAGACAGTCCTGCGCTGTATATCCTGGCTAAGTAATTAGCCCGTCACCCGTAAACAAGCTTGTAGGTCTGCATGTATTCCACCGTATTCGCTGTACGGTGGAATTTTTATGGGCTGGGATTTCATCCCATGTACTTTGTTAGAGAAAATATTCTCATTCCTATATTGACTTTTGTGAGAAAATATTCTATTATACAAATAGGCAATATGAATATATTCTCTTATATCCAGTCTTTTAAATTGGCGTTTATCGACTGATAATCATTGTACGAGAATGTTTTCTCTTTACACTCCCTACTATACGAGAATATTTTCTTTTTGTCAATACTTTTTCGAGATTTTTTTCTCGTATTTGAAAGGGGACTATTATGACACTCAAAGACCGAGTAAAAGCTCTTGCGCAAGAACGCGGTATTAGTTTACCTGCGCTTGAGTCAGAGTTAGGTTTTGGCAATAGCACAATCGTAAAATGGGATAAATCCACCCCTAATGCTGATAAGCTTAATGCTGTCGCCAAATACTTTAATGTTACAATGGATTATTTGCTTAATGGCGATAGCGAAATTCAAATGGAGCTCAATGCCAAAGACGAAAGAGATATAAAAAAGGACCTTGACTCTTTACGTGAAAAGCTAGAAAGCAAAGAGCTGGGGCCCGCTGCTTATGACGGTGAAGATATTCCTGACGAAGACGTAGATCTTTTTCTGGGACAGGTTGAATTAATGCTCCGCCGTTTAAAAGTAAAAAACAAAGCAAAGTACAATCCTAATAAAAACAAAAAGTAGGTGATCTTAAATTTGAATAATGAGATCAAAAAGAAAGTTTCTTATTATAGGAAAAAATTCCAGACTAATGATCCTTTCGTTATTGCAGATATGCTCGGCATCGAAACAGCCATTTGCGATATAGGATCACGTTCTGGATGCTATATGTACATGAAAAGAAGTAAATGCATCTGGATCAATGAGAACCTGGAAGGGAATGAAAAACTATTTGTTATGGCCCACGAACTCGGGCATGCAATTCTACATCCAAAGGAAAACTGCTACTTTATAAAACATAAAACGCTCTTTCTAAATTCCCGAAAAGAGCAGGAAGCAAATACCTTTGCTATAAATCTCCTGGTACCAGATGATCTAATTACGGAATATATGTGTTATCAGGAGTGTACCATAGATCAGCTTGCGCGGATTTTGGGATATCAGAAAGAACTTATTGAATTAAGGTTAAAATAGCCTATGGCATTTTAATAAAACAAAAGAAAAGAGGAAAAGAGTATGAAGAAAGTAAAGTTATTTTTCGCTGTCAGCGTTGCATCTGCTGTCCTTTCTATGACCTCCTTTGCAGGAGAATGGAAGCAGGATAATACCGGCTGGTGGTATCAGAATGATGATGGCAGTTATCCTGTAAATAGTTGGAAGGAAATTGACGGAAAACAGTATTATTTTGGCAATGACGGCTATATGTTGCACGATACTGCGACACCAGATGGCAAAAATGTAGGAAACGATGGTGCTCTCGTTTCCGCGCCGCTTTTTGATTATGATATCCAAAATTGCCACATTACATATACCAAGCATGAATTTGCTAAGGACTATAATGGTAACGACTGCTTAATTATTTATTACAACTATACAAACAAGCGTTCAGACGAATGCAGTGCTATGGGGAACTCAGCTTATATCAGCCTTTATCAAAATGGCGTACAGAAAGATCACGCAACGTTGCCGTTTGACTCTAAAAATGAAGCTGTCAGCAACCACTATAAAAACGTTATGCCCGGAGTAACGATTGAAGTGGCAGAAGCATTTAAAATTGATGATCGAAGCGAAGTAACTCTTGTTATAAATGATATTTTTGATTTTACTAGAAAATCGCCAAAGATTCATGTGTCTTTGAGCCTGTAATATTTGCAAAAGCAAAAGACCGCCCCTGCGCCAACAGAAACGGTCTCTTACATAGATTTTCTCCTGCCAGTCTCCTGGCCAGATATAAATCAGTCTCAACACCTGAATTATATCATCTCCAGGACGTCTGCGCAAGGGGCGTCTTTTTTGTACCCATTTTTACCTCAAAACAAAGGAATTTATCATTGCGACGTCGCAATCCAATCAAAGGAGAAATGATATATGCCAAGAAGAAAAAAGCACAGCCGCCTTCCCAACGGCTACGGCTCCATCCGCTACCTGGGAAAGAACCGGAAGAACCCATACGCAGTCCATCCGCCCGCAAATATTGACGGAGACCGGCCGGCAGCCCTCTGCTACGTTGATGACTGGATGAAGGGCTTCATCATACTGACCGCCTACAAGGCCGGTACTTATAAGCCTGGTATGGAAAAGGATCTGGAAGTGTTATCTGCAGACGAAAAAGATCTGGACACTCTGGCCCAGAAGCTCATGGCAGACTACAGCCTGATCAAAGGCGTAACTCCGCCAGAAAAACCTATGACTTTTTCAGATGTTTATCAACTTTTCTATGAGAGAAAATTTCGTGAAGGCAATAAACTTTCAAAAAGTAGTAGAGATTCTATGAGAGCAGCCTATAAAAACTGTTCTATTCTTCATGATCGCCCATGGAATTCTTTAAAGTCAGTTGATTTTCAGAATGTTTTAGACAACTGCCCTCTTAAATATAGCAGTATCGAATTAATACGAAACCTTTTTCGCCAAATGTGTACTTTTGCCGTAGATACTGATATTTCTGATAAGAATTACGGGCAAAAACTGACGATTAATAAAGAAGACGATGATGAACATGGAGTTCCATTTACTACCAGGGATTTATTAACTTTATGGTGCCATTCAGATAATGAAACTGTAGAATTGCTCTTAATACTCTGCTATTCTGGCTGGCGTATTAATGAAGTCCCTAAATTACACGTTGATCTGGAGAATGGCTACTACGAAG